ATCCTTGTAGCACCAGCAGGTATAGTCCTTAAAGTTCCACCAGCTATTGTGCCTACTACCTTCACTCCAAATTGAGCTAGTTTCCCCTCTAGTATTTTAGCCCCAGTTTTTGTTGCTACCCTTTTTAAAGCTTCTGAGGCTGTTTTCATCGCTACCTTCGACCCTAAAGCATAAATTCCACCGGTCGCTATAAATTCACCAGCAAATGGAATCAGGTTAGCCACTGTATCCGCAACCTTATATCCCCAAGTTCTATCTCTATTAGCGCGGTCAACATACTCTTTTAGACCTAGTAAATCTTCTTTACTAACTTCCCTACCAGCCTCTAGGTCATTAGCTGTCTTCAGTAACTTCCCAATAGTAACTATCTCTATTCCTGACGAAACAAAGGGAACTAACTTTGCAGGGTCAGACTGAAGTTCTGTGACTTTATCAAGCCAAGTAAGGGAAGGCATAGTAGCAGGAGCAGCCATCGTAGTCTCTAATTCTTTTGTGGGCTTCAAGTCAAAAGGTGTAGGTTTTGTAGTAATACCAGCCCCAGGTAATCCTTTGCCACCCTGTAAGAAGGAGTATATCATCTCTTGAGGTGCAGCAAACCGTTGAAGTTTCTCCGGTAAGAAGTCACTCGGCTCTTCTGTCTGCAATGGAGGTGTAGTAACCTTCCTGAACGGGTCAACAAGTGGCTTTCTAAATGGAGTGACTAGAGGTTTAGACATCTCAGGAGATACGTCAGCCCTTCTAGTCGTATCCACCTCTCTTAGTTCAGGATACAGAGACTCATACTTCCCAAACTTATCAACTGGCTCCGCTGGAGGGTTCTTACTCTCATACTTCGAACGTAGCTTCTCCAGCTCGGTCTGAATGTCTGTCTGTCTCCCAGCTATGCGTTCAACCCAAGTTTGTGGCATTTAATACCTCACCCTACGCACCTACATTTCTCAACTGATATTGTTCGTCTGTTATTGGTTCACAAAGCGTCATAGTTATTGAACCATCTGGATTAAGGGTCTCAAAAGCAGTAAAATCCCTCTCAATTTGAACTTCCCTTAAACCAATATCCTTCCAATCTTTATTTAGAACTGATACTCTTTTAATCATTTAATACCTCCTTCATTTAATACCTCACAGACGGCTGTAGACGACTCACTATCCCAGTCCCAGGCCTACGGAAGTATTCTTGTCTGTACTTTCTTTCTCTTAATGCCAGAATAAGAGGGTCTTCAGGTTTGGGCTTAGGCTTCTGACCGTAACCCGCTTCCTCTGCAGCAGAAATTAAATCCCAAACCTGCTCAGGTGTTTGAGCACCGTATTTCTGCCTATACGCAGCTTGCCCTGTAACATCCTCTAAACTCTGAGCATACTCTACACCCTGTGCTCGCCTTTTCTGCTCTGCGGTCTTCTTACCTATTTCCTGTTGTAAACCTGCGTATGATTTCCTTGCTATGTCTGCCAGGTCAGTGGGTGCCCATTCTGCTATATCCGCCCATCTCTTAGCCTCTTCTTCAAGCCTTCCCATACCCTGCCCAAAAGTCTCTCCTCCGGCTTCAGGTTGCATACCCTTCCACCACTTTTCTCTGGCACCCCTTGTCTCTGCTACAGTCTCAGGGATAACCTTACCCTCAAGAAAACTTCTTAACTTTGTGCCTTCAGCTAGCCCAGTTCCCCCTAAAAAAGACTCAATCCCCTTCTCTCCACTGGGCATAGGAGGTAAGGCAGATACTTTCCGGGGCTCCCCCTCTTGAAATGCCATCATACCGGCTAAGGCTCTATCAGCCCTTCCTGCTTGTTTGGTTGCTGCTTGCTCCCGTGTTGCTAATGCCCCTATATCCGCTAGCTGATTCATAAGCGCATCATTCTCGCCCCGTAAATATGCGTCTACTTCAGAATCACTTATATTTGCTAAATGCTTTTTAGCAAGTGGATTATTCTCTAATATTGTAAGAACAGGGGATAATGTATCAAATCTTGCTTGCTTCTCCCTAGCCTCTAAGTTCTTCCTTTCAATCTCAAGGTTCTTTTCTTCAGCCGTAATCCTTCTGCCCTTAGCCTCTCTCAATGTAAAATCATAGGTAGATAGGTCCTGAAGTATTTCAGTAGCTTTAGTAAAGGGCAGGTTCAGGTCATTTAACCTGTCGGCAAGGTCTTGCTTGGAAGTAGTTTGGTAGAGGTGCTCTTTGGCTCCTTGAGGTATATCAAGCCCATCAATATACTCCTGAATGTCATCTCCACCGACTTCAGCGGTTACATCTTCAGGAAATCCCCGTTGCTCATAATAGCCACCAGCTGTCCCTTCACTTAGTACCCCATTTTGAACAAAAGCACTTAGTAACTGCTCTACTTCTTCCTGAGTTGTTGCCTTCTCTAGTTCCTCGTGTGCCTTAGTTCTTACGCCAATCCATGATTGATAATACGGGTCTTCAAATAGTCCTTCTGCGTTTGGCGGTGGGTTCAAGGCTTGCATCATTCCATACTGATTACGATACCACTCAACAAAGTCCTTATATTCCTCAACAGGTATGACTTCCCACATTAAAATGCGCCTCCCTCCGCTGCTATCTGTCCAGTCTCCATTTGCGGTGTTTGTATTGGGGGTTTTTCCCCTTCAGGCATCCCCGGTGGTATTAGCTCTGCCATAACCGCTCTCTTAACTGTATTCTCTATCGTTATTGCAGACAGAGCCATATAGTATTGAGCCATCCTTTCATCACCCTGGTCTGCAAAGTATTTAGCCATCTTGTCATACCTGAAAACCGGGTCGAGTGCTGCTACTTCCTCATCCATAATGTCCTGCTCTTTGTCTGGGTCTTCCACAATATTATGCTTCAACATAGCCGTTCTACGTGAACTAAGCCCATAAGAAACCTTCTGTATAGCTGCCCCCAATTCCTGTATCTCATCCCTTAATCTATCGGCTACCAGGTTGCAGTCAAACCACTTCTCTTCGACATCCTTCGGGCTAATTTTTATATGAAACCTATCCTTTTTCTTATCTCTACCGTCAACCTCAACCTTCTCAAAGTCCCCGTTTTTGAACTGCCTTACGGTTTCCTCTGCAATCCAGATAAAATCATCTTGTAAACATTCCCGGAAGGGATTGATAAACTCTAACGCAGCAGCCCGTAACTCAGCCGCTAATGCTCCACTTCCACTACGTGTCATCTGCCCAAAGGCTATCGGGTCTATCGAGCCAATAATATCCATACCCCTGATTCGGTTCAGGAACTGGTCTACTACCTCGTTACCTGGAGGCTGAACCATCCCCCCGAACTTCTGCCCTTTAGAAGTATCCCATAGGACAATTTCTGTCCTGCCACCTGCTGTATAGCCCAATTTTTCAATACCAGCAGCCATATCACCCTGCGTAGAGTCCCAGTCACCAGTTATCTTTATCTTTCCACTTTCAAGCGCCTTTGAGCTTTCTATACTCAGCATCTTGGACTCTAAATCATAAATATCCCGATTGTTGGCAAAACAGCTTGTCCAAGAATGTTTCATTGTGTCTTCGTTGTATTTCTCACTGTAGATATAAGGTGCTGTGCCACAAGGTCTTACATTGACAGGAACATAGCCTAGTCCATGCTTTCCTTCGTCTACATAATTATTGTTAATTGATACCTTCCACTCTTGGTCATCCCAAAAGGTATAGGTCAATATCCTGTTACCAGTGCCGTAGTTAAAACCATCGGCTATTTGCTTCTTATATGTGCGTTTAATAAAAGCCTCACTAACGTATTTCCGGTGGCAGAACCACAATAAATCCTCTTCCCCCTCTATCCACTGGCAATAAGTAGGGTCGTAAGTCTTTATGTCACATTTCGGTTTTCCATCTACCTCATACCACAGAACACTTTTAGCCGTTCCACCTTTCAACACAGCGTAGGTACTCAGTGCAGATTGTATCTTTTTGCCAGATGGTACTCTTGATGCAGCCCTGTCAGCCAGCCATATAGCCCCGTTAGCCAGCCTCTCAGTGTTACTAATCCGTTTCCGCCCAGGCTCTTTCTCCTCTTCTATACCGATGAATAGCTGTAGCCAAGACGATGCAAGGAGTGACATTATTTTGTTAGCCAGTATTTTAGGTGAATTAGTGGTTACTTCCTCCCACTTGCCCTGTTCTTTGGGCATCGTGAACTTGTAAGAACCCCACAATCCAAAGTCATTCTCCTGCTGCTCCCGCAACGCAGTTATCTCAGGAGAATCCCATATTTTATCTGATTTTTCTTGTTCCTCTAATGCACTTCCTAACATACTACTCTCCCTTTAGCACCTTCTTTAGCTTCTCCCCCTCTTTCACGTGAACCTCACCTGCGATTCCCTGCCCACCACCTTTCGGGAAGCATATATTCACATACCTGCCATCACTCAGAGTCTTCCGCCTCACCCTTCCCCCTGCTTTTACGCAATTATCAAACGCTTGTGGCATCCCTCTCCTCCTGCTTCTAAGCCTCTGTAGTCAATATCTGACGGTTTATATGTCGTATCAATACCATTATTAAAAGGATAATACCGCTATCTTATTGCTGGTTCCCGTTCTCTCTATATGAGGTGAGCAAGCAAAGCGTCTGGCCGACATACCATGGCTCCACCTATGCGTTGTTTTATCGGTAAAATCACCAGTCTGCCGGTCTTTGATATACCTGAAGTTTCTCTGCTCTTTAATACAGTTCACGGAATCCTTAGTCCAGTGCTGGTTATAAGAATTAACCTTCTTTGTTCCAAAAGCAGGATTAGCAAATACTCTATCTATGGCACGTACATTAAAGCCCAGTCTTGATAACTCCTCGGCACTCTTTGGTTCCGCCCTGTCTGCTATAACTACTTCATTTCTTTTGACACCACATAAGCTCATCTTACGTGCTATATCATCATTGGTCAGCCCTGTATCATCGTAGAACATCTCTTGTGAGTATAGATTATCCCCATCAATCACGTTCTTAACCAATACAGTGGGGTCTTGGCTGAAGCCATAATCCAGCCCGTAGAACACATCCCCTTGAGGTAACTCGTCAACCTGCTCAAAGTAGGGATGCACCAACCCCTCAATCTTACCGATTAGCCCTAGTCCATAGATGTTCCACCAGTTAGGGTCTTTATCACGGTATGACTCTATCTCATCGACCTTAGTCGCTGGTATGACATCTACCGCATTAAGGTAGGTCGAGTGATTGTATGCGTTCTCAGGACTGTCCAACCAGAACTCATGCGCCCAGAACTCACCAACAGGATTCCAGTCAACAATAGTGAATATCTCGGTCCGTATGTCTAACCCCCTGGCCGTCTCCCATGGTATGTTATTCCCCTCGTTTATGTAGAGAATATGCCGTCTCGGCCCCCGAACCTTACCATCATCATCAGCTCCAAAGAACTGGAATACACCCTTCCAACCAGGTCTCCTATATATATGGTCTGACTTATTATAATAAGCGTTATTCTCTGTGCTCTCACCCAATATATTAAAGAAGTCCCGGATACAACCTTGCTTCAGATGGGGGATTGACTCAGAGACTACAGATATATCAAGGGGAATTGGCGACTTCTGAGCCAAGACAATCAACGCTTCTAATGCCGAGTAGGTCTTGGAACTCCATGTCCCACCCTCTAAGAGAACACGCCTCTTGCCATCATCCCACGCCTTGAGTATCGCTTCATATACTGAGGTAGTTTTTATGTCAATAGTTGTTACCAAATTACCTCTCTACTTTTAACCTGTCTCCAACTCTCTCAGTAAGCTCCTTGGTTTCCTTATTCCTGACAATAACTGTAAGCTGCAATGTCTCCCCAGGTCTGTTAGCTAACTCAAACGCCTGAGATGGCTTAGCGTGCAGATAGGACATCATAAGCTCAATTGCCTTGACATTACCTCTAGTTGCCATGCTAACCAGCACACCAGCAATTAACTGCTCATTAGTTTGCCCGTTAGGAGCTGCCTTAGTGAGTTCATCCTTGATACAGGATAGCAAGCAGTCTTCCTTACGAGGACGGCCTTTAGAGGCATCATTCCGTAAGTTCTTTAGACTATTAGGATGTACTGGTTTCTT